CCTCGCATTTTCCCCGGAGGTAGGTTTGGGCACACCGAATCCGGGTTTCGGATAAGACAGGACGACCTGTGTCGTTGGGGTCTTCTTGCGTTCGTTCCTTTCTACCCAACGAGGGGTACGCAAGTCGTCCTGTCCTACCTGAAACCCGGATTCGGAAACAGCAAAGGAACCCGGAATAGGAGAGAACTCCGTGGCAAGGGCCAAGAAGTCACCCAGAGGACGGGCCGCCACTCCGGAGCAGCAGGAGAATCAACTCATTTCGCTCGCAGTCCAGCGAGCCGAGGAGATGCTACTGGACGGCACGGCTCCTCCTTCCATCATTACGCACTACCTCAAGCTCGCCACGAGCCGTGAGCGGTTGGAGCAGGAGCGAATCAAGGCCGAGAACGACATGCTCAAGGCCAAAGCCGACGCTCTGGCGGCCTCAGCACGAGGGGAGGAGGCCTACAAGGAGGTTCTCGAGGCATTCAAGTCCTACGCCGGAGGAGGTGTGGGTCTTGAGTCGGATTCGGACCTTCAGTGAACTCTCTCGCATCGATTCCTTCGAGGACCGGTACGAGTACCTACGTCTCAACCAGGATCCAGGAGATCAGACCTTCGGTTTCGAACGGTATCTGAACCAATCCTTCTATCACTCGACCGAATGGCGTCAAGCAAGACAGAAGGTAATCCTCAGAGACGACGCATGCGACCTCGGGGTCCCGGGTCACGACATCTACGGTAAGATTCTCGTTCATCACATGAACCCGATTCGGCCCGAGGACCTCGAGGGGGAGTTCAATCCTGACATCCTTGACCCTGAGTACCTAATCTGCGTGCGACATGACACACACAACGCGATTCACTTCGGCGACGCGAGCCTGTTACCCAAGCCTCTAGTCGAGAGAACGCCGAACGACACGATACCCTGGAGGTGACCGTGGCTGATTCGATATTGAATGACATCAAGAAGGCTCTCGGCATCACCGAGGACTATACGGCTTTCGATCAGGAGATTATTCTCCACACAAACACGGCGCTCATGTTCGCAGAGGAGATCGGTCTCCCCTCGTTCAAGATCGCCGGAAAGACAGAGACCTGGGATCAGTACCTCAGTGGCGTCACGAAGAACGTTGAAGCCGTTAAGACGTACCTGTACCTGCAAGTGCGGCTCGTATTCGACCCGCCTGCGAACTCTTTCGTCGTGACGGCTATCGAGAAGCAGCTTCAGGAGTACGCCTGGCGTATCAACCTGCAGAAGGAGACTCCATGAGCGACCAACTCATGCACTACGGGGTCAAGGGGATGCGTAAAGGCGCTCGGAAGAGCCGTGAGCAGCGGAATGCTGAGCGCCGCGCCAAGTATGAGGCCAAACTCAAGGCTAAGTATGGCGATCACGACATTGCTACGATTGAGGCCTTCATCAAGAAGCGCAAGGCGCAAGCAAAGGCGGCCAGGGACTGGCGTCTTGGCAACCAGCGCAACCGTCAGCTCACCGCTACCGAGCGTCGAGAGAAGTATTACAACGAACTCGACACCGGCCAGCTGGGTAAGACCTACGCAACTGATGCAACTCTCGCTGAAGCCGCTCGTAGGTACTACAAGAAGGGGCATAACAAGCGAATGGGTCACTCGGAGCTGATGCATTACGGCGTTAAAGGCATGAAGTGGGGCGTTCGCCGCCGTGCTCGTCGCGACGCCAAGGAATTCACCCAGGCCAAGATGTATTATGGCGAGGGTGCCGGCAATCGGCGGAAGCTGATCAAGGCAACAGTTAAGGCTCGCTCGAAGGACCCGTTCTATAAGAGTGAGTTTGACAAGGCAGTCGCCAAGACTGACATGGGTAAGCGGGCGGCCCAGGCTCGAAGGCAGCGCGGGCGGAAGAACGCTCGCAACTCCGCCGGTAAGACCGTTCGCGGCGTCGGAAACATCGCCACGGGGAACCTCAGCCGGGCCGGAGGCGCCTTGGCTCTCGGTTATATAGGATACCAAGGGGCTAAGGCTGCTGGGATCGCCCCCACCGAGAGACAGCTTCTCACCAAAGCCGTCAAGGGGGCGAAGAAGATCAAGCGAGTTGTTCAGCACGACGATGTTCTCGCTCACTACGGCGTCAGGGGCATGCGCTGGGGAATCCGCAAGTCTCGCATTAAGGGCGCGAAGAAATGGAGTTCTGGCAAGCAGGCCAAAATAGACGGTATGTCTGATGATCAGCTTAGGCGGGTCAACAACCGCATTCGGTTAGAGAAGGAGTACCGTCAGCTGACCCAGACCCGGATGGAGCGCTATCGAGACAGGGCGGGGAAGGCGGCTGAGGATGCTGCGTTCAACACTCTGCAGAACGCGATTCAGAACGGGCTAAAGAAGGCTGCCGGCCGCGGCGGATCCGCCGCCATCAAGGGCGCCAAACGATTCAAGAAGTAGGATTGGGACATGACTGACAACCTGTTCTTCATCGACGAGGACGAGGTCCTCGCACACCATGGCGTCAAAGGCATGAAGTGGGGCGTTCGCAAGCAGCGAGCCGCTTCCGGAGGCGCCGGTTCAACCAAGAAGCGCAAGGGGCTCTCCCGCAAGCAGAAAGCCGCTATCGCCGGCGTTCTCGGAACGGCAGCAGCCGCTGGCGCTGGATACTACCTGCACAAGTCCGGCAAGGGCAAGAAGATAGCCGCTCTGGCTAAGAAGCATGGAGCATCGGCTAAGGACTTCGCTAAAGGCAAGGGCCGTAACCTCGGTGCCCAGGCTCGTGTCAAGTCAGCGCAGGCCAAGCGGTTCGCTAAGGCTCAGTCAGCCAATGCCAAGAGTGCGGCCGAGAAGCTGAAGACCACCAAGGCCGGCAAGTACGCCGAGGCCACTCGTCTCGCCGCCAACGCTGCCGCGTTCAAGACCGGTCACGCAGCTCGTTCCGCTGGCTTCCGGGCCAAGCAAGGGGCGTGGAAGGTCGGTAACAAGGCGCGTCGGACCGCTGCAGGCGGCGTGGGTGGAGTAAAGTCCGCAGCCGGTATGGCAGCACGTTCGGCTAAGTCTAAGGCGGGCTCTGCAGCCGGCAAGGCCGCAAGCGCCGCTAAGTCCGCAGCCGGTAAGGCGTCAAGGGCCGCTAAGTCCCCAGGTGCTTCGGCAAAGTCTGCGGCGTACGCAGCTAGGTATAAGTTCGCCAAGAAGGCTACCGGCAAGGAGGTTGGCTTCCGGAAGCTCGCTACCCACGGGACCCGGGTCGTGCGCCCCAAGTCCAAGTTCAAACTCACCAATTCCGACAAGATCGCCTTGGTGGGCGCCGCCGGATTGAGCGCTAATCTGGCAGGCGCCGCGGTTGGAGCAGCGCGCAATCGGAAGAAAACCCGGGGCTCTAAGAAGCGCCGCCGCTGACCATGCTCTCCAATACCGCTACCCCGCGATATTACGCTGAGTTCAGAGACGATGTCCTAGCAGGTCGGATTCCGGTCTGCAAGGAGATCGAGATGGAGATGAACAGGATCGATGATCGGATTCGCAATCCCGGTTTTTATTACGATAGCGACGCTGTGGAGGGGTTCATCCGTTTCGCGGAAGCGGAGATGACTCTGACTGACGGATCCGATCTTCGGCTCCTGCCGAGCTTCAAGCTCTGGGCTGAACAGATCTTCGGATGGTGGATCTTCACCGAGCGATCGGTCTACGTCCCGAACAAGACGAAGGCCGGCGGCCACTTCGAGAAGCGCCGGGTGAAGCAACGCCTCATCAACAAGCAGTACATCATCGTCGCTCGAGGCGGGGCGAAGTCTCTTTACGAAACTCTCCTCCAAGCCTACTTCCTCACGATCGACACGTCGACTACCCACCAGGTGACGACCGCGCCGACGATGAAGCAGGCCGAGGAGGTCATGCAGCCCTTCCGCACAGCCATCACAAGGGCCAAGGGCCCCCTGTTTGATTTCATGACTCAGGGGTCTTTGCAGAACACGACCGGTAGCCGCGCTCTTAGGCAGAAACTCGTCCCCACCAAGAAGGGGATCGAGAACTTCATGACCAACAGCCTGCTCGAGGTTCGACCTATGTCAATCGATAAACTCCAGGGCCTCCGTACCAAGATGAACACGGTGGACGAGTGGCTCTCGGGCGATATTCGTGAAGACGTGGTCGGCGCCATCGAGCAGGGGGCGTCCAAGGTCGACGACTGGCTTATCCTGGCGGTGTCCTCGGAGGGTACTGTCAGGAACTCGGCCGGCGACAACATGAAGATGGAGCTCCTCAACATTCTTCGAGGGGAGTACTCGGATCCCCACACTTCCATCTTCTACTACAGGCTCGATGACCTCAAGGAGGTAGGGGATCCGTCGACCTGGCTGAAGGCCCAGCCAAATCTCGGGGCCACCGTCTCCTACGAGACATATCAGCGAGACGTCGAACGAGCGGAGCACGTACCCGCGGCTAGGAACGACATCCTGGCTAAGAGATTCGGCATTCCCATGGAGGGGTACACATACTTCTTCACCTATGAAGAGACTCTGCGGCACAACCGTCAGGACTTCTGGGGTATGCCTTGCTCCATCGGCGTCGACCTGTCGCAGGGCGATGACTTCACCGCCTTCACATTCTTGTTCCCCCTCAGCCGGGGCAGGTTTGGCGTCAAGACGCGCTGCTACATTTCCGAGCGCACCATGCTGCGCCTTCCGGGAGCTACTCGTCAGAAGTACGAGGAGTTCTTGCAGGAGGGCTCGCTCATGGTGCTCGAGGGTACGGTTCTTGACATGATGAACGTCTACGAAGACCTCGAGGCGTTCATCGCGGATTGCGAGTACGACGTGCGCTGCCTGGGCTTCGACCCATACAACGCCAAGGAGTTCGTGACTCGCTGGGAGAACGAGAACGGACCGTTCGGCATCGAGAAAGTGATCCAGGGAGCTCGGACTGAGTCTGTGCCCCTCGGTGAGATCAAGGACATGGCGGAGGATCGCAAACTCCTCTTCGACCAGTCCATGATGACCTTCACGATGGGGAACGCCATCACCCTGGAGGACACCAACGGGAACCGCAAGCTCCTGAAGGCCCGACGGGAGAACAAGATCGACTCAGTCGCCGCCCTGATGGACGCCTGGGTCGCTTACAAACTCAACAAGGACATGTTCGACTAGGAGGTGAAGGACATAGGACTGCGAGATAGACTACAGCACGCCTACAACGCCTTCACTGGCAGGGATGTCGATCGATCGAACCTCGGTCCTTCCTACTCCGTACGGGCCGACCGGCTCGCGCTCGGATGGACGGCCGACAAGTCGATCATCTCGTCGCTGTTCAACATGATCGCCATCGACGTGTCCGCCACGCCGATCCGACATGTCGACACAGCTCAAAATGGAACGTTTGTTGGTATTCGACGGTCAGCCCTGAACGACTGCCTGATGCTGGAGCCCAACATCGATCAGAGCGGCCGGGCCTTCATTCAGGATGCCGTGCTGTCCCTGTTCGACGAGGGCGTCATCGCAATCGTTCCCGTCGAGTCAGACCTGGACCCGAGGACCAACAACAGCTTCGACATCAAGCAACTGCGAGTTGGGCGGATCACACAGTGGTTCCCCGAGCAGGTCGAGGTTGAGGTCTACAACCAGGCTCGCTCAACCAAGCAACGGGTGATCCTGCCGAAGCGCACCGTCGCCATCATCGAGAATCCTCTCTATGAGGTGATGAACAAGCCGAACTCGACCCTCAAGCGACTGAGCCGCAAGCTCTCCATGCTGGACCTGGCCGACGAGAAGACGTATACCGGAAAGCTGGACATCATCATCCAGCTCCCCTACGTCGTCAAGACCGAGGCCATGCGCCAGCGGGCGGAGAACCGCATCCAGTCTATCGAGGACCAGCTCGGCAAGGGCGGACATGGGATCGCCTACACCGACGGTTCCGAGAAGATTACTCAGCTGAACCGCCCGGCGGAGAACAACCTGCTCGATCAGATCAAGTTCCTCACCGCCGAGCTCATGAGTCGACTGGGGATCTCGGAGGACGTCTTCAAGGGTACTGCAACGGAGATCGTCTGGACGCACTACTGGAACCGGGCTGTGGAGCCCGTACTCTCGGCACTCGCCGACGGGATGAGCAAGGCCTTCCTCACGAAGACCGCGCGCACCCAGGGGCAAGCCGTGCAGTACATCCGCGACCCGTTTAAGAACGTTCCTCCGAGCCAGATCGTCACATCCCTGGACACCATGCTCAGGGACCAGGTCATCACGCCGAACGAGGCGCGTACGAGGATTGGTCTTCCGCCGTCCCCGAATGAGCAGGCGGATCAGTTGCAGAACCCGAACATCAACCCTCAGATGGGTGATACCTCCCTGGACGGCGAGGGGGATATTCCGGATCCAGGTGGTCCTGATGTTCAGTCAGTGCTCAGCATGCCGATGAGCCAAGTCAGAGGAGAAGGATGAAGTTCGACTTCAGTGGCTGGGCCACTAAGAACGACCTGACCTGCTCCGATGGGCGCACTATCAAGCATAATGCGTTCAAGGAGAATGACGGCCAGCGCGTGCCGCTTGTATGGCAGCATGGGCACAACGCCGTCGACAATGTTCTCGGGCATGCACTGCTCGAGAATCGGGATGAGGGTGTTTACGCCTACTGCGCGTTCAACGACACTCCTGGTGCGGATAACGCCAAGGAGCTCGTGAAGCACGGCGACGTCAAAGCTCTCTCGATCTACGCCAACCGCCTCGACCAGCGAGGCGGTGACGTTATTCACGGCAACATCGTCGAGGTTTCCATGGTCCTGTCTGGGGCCAACCCGGGAGCTTTGATCGACAACGTTGCTCTTGAGCACTCGGATGGTTCATGGACCGAGTCCGAGGATGAGGCCGTCATTTATTCCGGTCTCACGCTCTCGCACGATTCCGGAGAAACAACGGAGGACACAGAATCCATGGACGAAGACGAGGTTTACGACGAGGACGACCTCACGGTCGCCGATGTCCTCGAGACCCTCGACGATGACCAGCGTCTGGCTGTTGCAGCCCTTATCGAGGAGATCAGCGGTGACGTTGACGACGAGGATGAGGACTTCGACGAGGACGAAGAGTTCGATGAGGACTATGACGACGAAGACTACGATGAGGACGCCGAGCACGGCGACTTCGGGGGTGATACTCTGATGCATTCCAACATCTTCGAGGGCGACGCTCGTAACCTTATGGGCCCGCACCTCTCTCACGCTGATGAGGAGCAGATCTTCGCTGAGGCTCGTCAGCCCGGCATGACGCTCCGCACCGCTGTCCTGGCTCACGCCGCGGACTACGGTATCAAGAACCCGGAGCTGCTGTTCCCGGACGCCACCAACCTGGACCCGGAGCCCCAGCGCATCATGCGCGAGAACTCTTGGGTTTCCAAGGTTCTCCAGGGGGCCAAGCACTCGCCGTTCTCCCGTGTCAAGACCCAGTGGTCCAACCTGACCGCTGACGACCTGCGGGCCAAGGGTTATGTCAAGGCCAGCCGCAAGAAGGACGTCGTCTACGAGGTCGCCAACCGGAAGACCGAGCCGACGACCGTTTACAACAAGACGAAGATTGACCGTGACGATGTCCTCGACATCACCACGTTCAACGTCGTTGCCTGGATGCAGCAGAACCTTCGCCTGGCCCTCGAGGAGGAGCTCGCACGCGCCGTCCTGATTGGTGACGGCCGTGAGGTGTCCAACCCCGACAAGATCAAGGAGAGCAACATCCGTCCGATCTGGAAGGATGACGAGCTGTTCTCCCACAAGGTCCTGATCGACAAGGACGCCAAGACCGAGGACATCATCGACGTGGTTCGTCGGTCCCGGAAGTTCTACAAGGGCTCCGGCATGCCGGTTCTGTTCACCACGAACGCCTTCGTCTGCGACATGCTCGAGATCAAGGACGTCAACAAGCGGTACATCTACGAGACCAAGCAGGCCGTTGCCAACGCTCTGAACGTCTCGGATGTCATCGAGGTTGAGGTCATGGAGGGCGCCAAGCGCGAGGTCGGGGGTAAGACCCAGAACCTGCTCGGTATCATCGTCAACATGCAGGACTACACCCTGGGTGCGGACAAGGGCGGCGAGACCTCCTTCTTCGAGCAGTTCGACATCGACTTCAACCAGCAGAAGTACCTGCTGGAGGCTCGTTGCTCGGGCTCGCTGACGAAGTACAAGTCCGCGATCGTCATCGAGAAGGCTACGGCCTGATCCGGTCAAAATGGCAAGATTCTTCGGAAGCATAGGTTACGGACACGCTGTCGAGACATCGCCGGGAGTGTTCGAGGACAAGGTCACGGAGAGGGAGTACTACGGGGACGTGAATCGTTCCCAGAAGCAGTACGACAGTGAGCCGAAGGTTCTCCAGAATCTCCGGCTCAACAACGAGATCTCTATCGTGGCTGACTCCTACGCCGAGGAGAACTTCTTCGCCATCAAGTATGTGAGATGGATGGGGGCGCGCTGGGTCGTCACAAACGTGGAGGTCCGCCGCCCCCGTCTCATCCTCAACCTCGGAGAGGTGTACAATGGCCCAACGCCTTGAGTTCCACAACAAACTCGTCGAAGCGCTGGGCTCTAGGAACGTCTACTTCCAACCCCCGGAGTCCGTCCAGCTCACCTACCCGTGCATCGTGTACGAACGGAGTCGAGCCGACTCGAAGTTCGGGGACAACACCAATTGGATGTACACGCCGCGTTATTCGGTCACCCTCATCAGCAGGAATCCCGACGAGCCGGTACTGGATGTCCTGGCAGACATGCCTATGTCCACCTTCGAGAGGCACTTCGTCTCGCACAACCTTCATCACGACGTGTTCAACATCTACCAAGGAGTATAGATGGCAGTCCTCACATGGGACGAGACGGGCAAGAAGTTCTATGAGACTGGTGTGGACCGTGGGGTCCTCTTCCCCGTCAACCCCACCACTGGTGCTTACAGCAAGGGCGTCGCCTGGTCGGGTCTCACCAACGTGACTGAGACCCCGTCTGGTGCGGAGCAGACCGACCTGTACGCGGACAACATCAAGTATCTTTCTCTGACCTCGGCGGAGACGTTCGAGGGCAAGATCGAGGCCTACACCTACCCGGACGAGTGGCTCCAGTGTGACGGCTCGGCAATCGTCGACAAGGTCGTCATCGGTCAGCAGGAGCGTTCCTCCTTCGGACTGGCATACCGCACCATCAAGGGTAACGACCAGCAGAAGAACAACTACGGCTACAAGCTGCACCTTCTGTACGGTTTGGCTGCCTCCCCCTCGGAGCGGTCCTACGGTACGATCAACGACTCCCCTGAGGCGATCACCTTCTCGTGGTCCTTCAAGGGCACCCCGGTGAACGTCACAGACCACAAGCCGACCTGTGTCGTCACCCTCGACTCCAGCGTCATCGGCAAGAACGGCATGACCGCTATCGAGAAGCTGATCTGGGGCGATGGCGCTAACGACGCCAAGCTCCCGACCCCCGACGAGGTCATCGCCGCAGTCAAGGCTGCTGGCTGACAGCTCCCACGGACCCCGTGATGCGCTCCGGGGTCCGTGGTGACTCTCAGGGAGGAACGAATGCTGACGATTCACGTCGTTGGGGATGAGCTCTACGATGAGGATCGCAATGAGTTCATCAATGGTTTCGAGGGCGACCTCGAGCTCGAGCACAGTCTCGTCGCTCTGTCAAAATGGGAGTCCAAATGGCACATCCCGTACATCGGCAACGAGAAGCTCACTGAAGAGCAGGTCCTGGACTACATCAAATGCATGACTCTGAATGACGTCGACCCCGTCGTCTACTCGCACTTGTCCGTGGACAACGTGAAACGGATCCGAGAGTACATCGAGGACTCGATGACGGCAACCACATTCGTGGAAGCTGAGGGATCCAGCCCCAGCCGAAACACTATAACGTCAGAGCTGGTCTATTACTGGATGGTCGCTCTCCAGATTCCGTTTGAGTGCCAGCACTGGCACCTACACCGACTTCTCACTCTCATTCGAGTGTGCAACGTCAAGAACCAACCCGACAAGAAGATGTCGACCGCCGCCACGCTTCGACAGAATCAGGCTCTGAACGCGGCGAGACGGGCCAAGTACAACTCAAGAGGTTAGTATGCCTGGTGTCACTCCTCTTCTCCACGGCAAAGTTCGGGGAGAGGCCAGTCCGTTTAGTACCGTCTACATCTCCCCCAGTAATGGGGTCACTGACGCTTCGATCACCCTTGGGGCGAATCCCGAGTTCGAGCTAGACGTGCCCTTCTACGAGGGGTCTAAGGCTCTGGTACGGGTCGTCCGAAAGGATGGCTCCTCGGAACAGAAGATGATCGATCTCAAGGAATCTATGCCCGAGAAGGTCGTCTGGTTCAACTCTAGGGCTGCCTCCGGCTACGGAACGTTCGACACCGGTTGGATCAAGTGTCCCGATGACAACGCCTACGTCTACCGCATCATGGCGGGCATGGTCTACGTCAAGCGCAATAGCGACTGGCAGACTCAGGATCTTAACGGAACGAGGGACGTCAAGGTCGTCGACCTCCCCAAGGAGATCCAGGTTCGAAGCCGGGCAACATTCGTTCTTCCAAAGGGCGACTACACGGATGACGGATCCATCATCGAGATCTGGCCCGGAGATGCAGCTACGCCGCCGCGCGTTCGTGCGCAGCTGAAGGCCAACGGCGCTCGCATCATCCCTGTACTCTCCGCCCCCATCGAGAACTCCAACGGCTGAAAAGGTCAAAATGACTGTATCTCAATACGCAGCGTCCTGCGCCAGGTACTACGCCGACGTCGCGGATGTCGGCTACTCGCAGCCGGATCGCTGGACCTTCTACGATCGGTCCGACTGGGACGGCTGGCTCATCAATCCGCCCGCCAATGCCGACTGTTCGGCTCTCGTCGCAGGGTGCTACAACCTCGCGGCTCACCACGAGTGGGGCGAGCCCTTCACCGCCGGCTATTTCCCCCGGTCGACCTGGACTGGGTCCCTTCGGGAGGAGTGTGCTCAGCGCAACTTTGCCGACATCTCGGATTCCTGGACTGGTAACGAGCCCGACGGCGGATTCGAGATCGGCGATATCGTCCTTTCCGAGGCGGCTTCGGGCGGTAAAGGTCACGTCGCCATGGTGACGGCCCTCAACCCGACAGTTCTTTCCGAGGCATGGATCGCTGAGGATGGAAGTATCGACGGTTGGATCGGAGACCAGACCGGCAGCGAGGTCCGGTCTATATACTACAACGACCACCCGTACACACAGTCCGCGTCATGGACGCACTGTCTTCGCCGACGAGACAACCACGGCAGCTCGGCCCCCTCGCATGCCGAGTCATCCTCCGGAACCTCCATTCAGCAGGCCGTACTTCGTGCAGCTGACGCCACTGGGTGTCCCTGGTGGGCCGCTCTCGGCTGCCTCAAGGTGGAGACCGGTGAGGAGGGCGCCAACATCTACGGCCACGACGCCGGGGGCGCCTGCTCGGGCTGGGGCGAGGTCACGGAGCACAACTTCAAGAACTACTTCTGGCCCATCGTATCCGAGTGGGGTACCTCGAACGGAGTCGGACCGCTTCAGATCACCTACAACGGGTATTTCATCAACGATCCCGACCGAGCCTGGTGGGATCCGCAGAAGTCTGCCGAGGTCGGCTGCTCCATCCTCAAGGGTCTTATCGATGCCGAGGGTGATTCCTACGAGGACCTTCGCCGAGTGGGGTCTCGCTACAATTCCGGGACCATGTATGGGTCCTACGAAGCGTACGGCGTGCCGTTCTCCGATGCATGCCGCTACTGGTACAACAAAGGCCGTCCGTCTCAGGGCACGAGCGACGGCGGAGAGGAACTCGAAGTGTCATACGCTACCGATCTGCTTTCTGAGATCAAGGACCGTCTCGTCGAGGTCTCTGACCAGACTGGCGCCGGCATCGCCGGTCGCCGTTTCGACGGCCCTATCGTTGGCTGGCTCAAGGACATCTCCCACAAGCAGGACCTGATCCTGAAGGCCCTCAACGAGGCCAAGCCGAAGTCTGACGAGGGCAAGTGAGGCTGTTGTGCCTTACTGCCACGTCAAAGGAGACATCCCCCCGTTTGCCACACTAACCGTCGATCCCGATGACGGCCCCACCTTTGTTGATACTGCCGGAGAGAACGGTAAGATCGACGGTATGGTGTGGTTCTTCCGCAGCAGCAATGCTCGTCTCTTCCTGGATGATCAGGGTTGGAGCGCCTCAAAGAACGTCACCCTGAGTGAGGACAACGTCGTCGACGTCACCATCAAGACTAATCGTCCGGCTGGTGGCGGAGGCGGCGGTAACGGGAACGTCATGGTCCTCGGTCGTGAGGAGCAAGTGCCCGCGGGTACTCCTCCGAACACGGTTATCGTACGAAAGGCCTGATCATGGCATCCCACATGAAGGGTATCGCAGTCTCCAAGAACCAAGACGAGAAGCTCAGCGTCCCGTCGGCTGCTGGAGACTGGGCGCTACTCGTAGTGGGTGGCCAGCTCAACCACATGCGGGATTGTACGCCGGCTGGATGGACTGGGAAGTACTCCGGTGGCGAGGACATCCGGTCTTGTACTGTAGCCGTCAAAATGGTTGCCGATCCTGCCGACACACAGAACGTTGTGTGGAAGTCTCCGGACCCGGCCCACAACGGACGGCATGTCGCGGCACTCATAGTGTTCGACGGGGCCAAGGTCAAGAGCCTGGTCCCTCGTGTACCTGGAGGAAGCGCCGATGGCTGGAAAGACGGACCATTTCCTCAGATCACAGGGTTCGTGCAGCATGACATAGCGGCCCTTCCGGTGGCTACTTTCCCGCCCAACGTCGAGTCGTTGACCAACGGCGCATGGGGTAAGGATACCAAGCTGTCTTGGTCGTCGATCGTCGTCGGGTATGCTCAGTCACCGTATGTTCCGCCAACGGAAACTGGTGTGAAAACCCTCTTCGGAGTCGACGTCCAGCTCCAGGCGGAGACCGGTACGCTAGATCCAACTCTTGCTGATGGTTCCGGTGTTCGAGTTACCGTATGGGACGGAGTTCGGGAGACGCCAACAAGCACGATGCGTGCAATCCCAGGCGGCGCCAAGACAATCGCGGAGCTGCTCAGTACGCCACATTTCATCGTGGGGCATCGGGGCTCATCCCAGTCTTGGCCTGAGCACACCGAGATCGGCTACACACAGGCGGTTGACTACCACGCGCATGCGCTGGAGTTCTCGGCTGCTCGGAGTAAGGATGGCGTCTGGTTCGGATGTCACGATAAGAGCCTGTCGCGTCTTGTTCCGGCTCTGACCAAGAACGCTGACGAGTACACCTGGGCTGAGATCAAGGCCGAGGCATCGAAGACCCCGTACCTGCCGGCGACGATCGATTGGCTGATCGATACGTATTCCAAGAGTCACGTCATCGTCTTCGATCCAAAGCACAAGCTCGGTGAGTGGAAAGACGTTTGTGCCATGTTCAAGGGCATGGAGCAGAAGGTCATCCTCAAGGCGTATTACGACTCCGAGTGGGCGTTCGATATGATGCGAGAGCGAGGCTTCAAGACCTGGGGGTACGCTTACAATGCGGATATCGGCAAGGCAAACTATCCGGACTTCCGCACAGGTAAGGTCTGTGATATTCTGTCCATGGAGTTCGATGCACCCAAGACTACATGGGATCCCTTGAAGGCCTCAGGTCTCCCAACGGTTGCCCATATTCCCGCTGACGCCACCCAGCTCCAAACGGCATGGTCTCGTGGTGCTATGGGTGCCATTGTGTCTGGTATGGCGGCCGCTCTTGAAAGGGCAGCATGAGTCCGGCGTTTACGCTGGAGATGGATTCGAGGATGGATACGGGGAAGTGGCTCGAGAGACTCAAAGAGGGCCGCTTCTTCGATTTCCTCGACGACTGCGGACAGGCCGGGGTGGCTGCACTAGCTGCCGCTACTCCGGTCAGGTCCGGTTATACGGCATCTAGCTGGTCTTACGAGATTAAGCGGAGCCGCAATCGAGTCTCGCTGGTCTGGAACAATTCCCACGTGGAGCAGGGTGTCCCGATCGCAGTCATATTGCAATACGGGCATGGCACCAGGACCGGTGGCTATGTCCAGGGCGTGGATTATATAAATCCGGCGCTCAGGCCTATATTCGACAGCATCGTCAAGCAGCTTGAAAGTGCGGTGAGAGGCTAGTGGCGTCAATCGAGGAGCGGGTAGTCTCGCTCAAATTCAACAACGGCCAATTCATGAACGGGGTTCAGGACTCCCTCAACGGGGTCAAGAAGCTCGAGGAGGGGTTGGCCTTTCGAGGCGGTGTCGAGGGGATTAATCAGGTCTCCGCGGCCGCCAAGAACCTTAATTTCTCGGAGGCCCAGGCGGGTATTGCCGAGACCACGAGCAGATTCTCGGCTCTCCAGTCGATTGCGTTCGGTGCACTCGCCAGCATCGGCGGAAAGATCACCGAGATCGGCTCCTCGATGCTCTCGAGCTTCACTGTTCAACCTCTTATCGACGGTATGAAGGAGTACGAGCTTCAGCTCAACTCCGTTCAGACCATTCTCGCCAACACTGCCCAGAAGGGCGAGACGATCCAGACCGTAAACGCGGCTCTGGACCAGCTGAACACCTACGCGGACCAGACCATCTACAACTTCGGTGAGATGACGTCCAACATCGGTAAGTTCACCGCTGCCGGTATTGGTCTGGATGACTCGGTCGCATCGATTAAGGGTCTGGCGAACTGGGCAGCAGTCGCCGGTGCCAACTCAGAGGCCACCTCGAGGGCTATGTACCAGCTGTCGCAGGCTATGGCCGCTGGAACAGTGAAGCTTCAGGACTGGATGTCCCTGGAGAACGCCGGTATCGCTACCAAGCAGTTCCAGGACCAGCTGATCCAGACTGCCAAGATCCACGGCAAGAACGTCGACGAGATGATCGCCAAGAATGGTTCGTTCAGACTCTCCCTGCAAGAGGGCTGGCTGGACCAGGAGATCATGATGGAGACTCTGAAGCAGATGGCTGGCGAGTACTCCGACGAGCAACTTCTCTCCATGGGTTACACCGAGGAGCAGATCGCTCAGATCCAGGAACTGGCCAAGACTGGTATGTCGGCGGCTCAGGACATCAAGACGTTCTCTCAGTTGATGGGCGTTATCGGCGAGGAGCTGGGTTCGTCCTGGGCTCAGTCGTTCCGAATCATATTCGGTGACTTCGAGCAAGCCAAGGAACTGTGGTCCAAGGTCGGCGCTTTCCTCACGGGTCCGAGCGGCGTCATCACTCAGATGGGTAACGCCCGGAACGCTCTCCTTCAGGGCTGGGCAGACCTCGGCGGTAGGGAGAAGGTCCTTGAGGGTCTCGCCTCTCTGTTCCACGCCATGTGGGATCCGCTCCAGCGCATCGGTCAGGCGTTCTCGCAGGTCTTTAGCGGCCCGTCCGCTGAGGGTCTGTACGCGATGTCCGAGGCGTTCGCTAACTTCATGACCAAGCTGGTTCCCAGCGAGTCTACTATCGAGTCGATCGGCCTGTACTTCGAGTCGTTCTTCCGGATCGTCAAAATAGGTGTAATGGTCCTCACCGACTTCGCCAAAGTGATCGGATGGATCGCCGGCGGAGCTCTCAGGGGGCTGGGCGCCATCATTTCCAACCTGACCGGGCACACCGCAGGATGGTCCTCCACACTCAGGGATCATATTGCGGCTGTTCAGGAGTGGTATGACAGCCTGAATGTCGCCGAGAACGTCATCAAGGCCATCACCTGGACGGGCGCCGGCTTGAAGCGTATCTGGAGCAATTTCTCCGATGGGTTCCATGACGAGATCACGCCCAGTCTCAGGCGCCTCAGGGAGGCCTGGGACGGTCTGTGGGAGGCTCTGAAGTCTGCGGGATCCGGGATCAAGGAAGCCATCGTTGGACCCTTCCGGGAGCTCAAGGAGAGCGCCCAGGAAGTCGGTCAGGCGCTCGGTATCGCCAGTGATTCCACGGATGAGGCCGGCGAGACAGCCGAGGCGAACGAGTCCAAGTTCACCAAGCTCAAGAACAAGATCGTCGACCTCTTCGAGTCCGCCTTTAAGAAGTCCTACTTCTGGGGTCAGCACCTGGCAGACCATCTTATTCCGGCGATCGATAAGCTCACCAGCTTTATCATTTGGCTGACCGAGTGCATCAACAAGCAGGCCATTGTCGTCAGCGACTGGTTGACTCCTAAGATGGAGCGACTGGCCGCACTCTACGACGAGGTGTCTACCAAGTTCAGCGAGTGGGCTGAGGCCATGCAGAACGGGCCCGATATTGCCTGGCTGTCGTCCCTCGGCGGCATTCTGTCGTCGTTCGGAGCTGGTGTCTGGGGTGTCCTAAAGAATCTGGCAACGCTGAATTTTGACTTCGACGTCCAACCGTTCAAGAAGGTGTTCAGCGACCTCAAGACGCTCATGGGCGAGTATGCCGAGTCTGTCAAGTACGGCTGGAACACCACCAAGGACTTCATCGCTAATCTTGAGCTCAAGGACAAGGCTACTTCTGGGTGGCATAACTTCGTCAAGCTTATCCATGGCATCGGCAAGGTTCTGTCCACAGTTGGCCACTACGCCGTCATCGCCGCCAAGGCTCTAATCGAGCCGTTCAAGGGCGCATTTGCTGAGCTCAAGAACATGGCTGACAATGGCGACTATGGGGGCATATTCGACGCCATCCTCAAGACGGGCGCTCTGGTTACATTCCTCGCGATTGCCCGGAATGTTATCAACACCTTCAAGGAGTGGGGTAAAGCCGGATCCAACTTCGCTGGAATCCTCGGCAGTGTCAAGGACGTCATCGACGGGTTCAAGGAATCAATGGAGGCTACGACCGCCAAGGTCAAGGCCACCACTGTACTTATTCTCGCCGGAGCCGTTCTCGTTCTGGCCGCTGCGCTCTGGGTCGTCGCCCAGATCCCGGCAGGCAAGATTGTGGCCGCTGGTGCAGCTCTATATTTCATGTTCAACATGCTCAAGAAGGCGGAGGACGAGCTGTCCAGCGCCGGTGAAGGCAAGGATACGAAGGGGCTCGCTAAGCGAATGCTGGCGCTGGTCGTATTGGCCGGAGTCGCACTCCTACTGGGCAAGGCGCTGAACAACATCGGCACCATGGACTGGGATGATATCCTCAAGGGAACCCTTGGGCTCTTCGCAGTCATAAAGATGCTAATGATGGTGGCCGATACGACTACCAAGAAGAACAAGGATATTCTAGCGTTCGCTCTCACGGCGATTCCGCTAGGCATCGGTGTTATGCTCCTTGCCTATGCGGTCAAGCCGCTTGGTGAGATGAGTTTGTCTGACCTGACACAGGGTGTTCTGGCACTTGGTCTTATCATGAAGATGATGACCATGATGTCTCAGATGGGCACGGTCAAGATCAAGAAGGCCTCGGCATTCGCATTCCTTGCGCTAGCATTTACCATGCGACAAATTGCGAAAGTCCTAACCGAGATCGGTGAGTTGTCTTGGGGTGACACGATCAAGGGCATCATCGCTATGGATATTTGCCTGGCGTCCTTGACGTTCACTGTCGAAAGACTCGGAAGTGACAAGCTCTCCGGCGGCAAGTCTCTTGTCGGGGCTCTAACGATCCTTGTCCTGGCGGCGACACTTAAACTCATCGCCAGCGATATTGAGAGTTTCGCATCCATGCCATGGGGCGACTACCTCAAGGGTCTGGTCATGATGTCAGCGGCCCTGGCCGTTCTCGTTGGGATCAGCTCCATCGGTGGGGGAAGTCTCGCCGGTGCCGCGGGCCTCTTCGTGACTGTAGCAGCCCTCGCTCTCCTGGCGCCTGTCATGAAGATGCTGGGAGAGATGGACTGGGCTACTGCAGGCAAGGGTATTGCTATCATGGCCCTGGGGTTGGCCGCTCTTGTGGCTGTCGGATATGTTGCCGAGTTCGCTGCCGTCGGTCTACTTGCACTGGGCGGCGCCATCCTGATGATCGGTATGGGTGTCGGTCTAGCGACCGAGGGTATCGCCAAATTGGTTGATGCCATTGCGAACCTGTCGACCTCGGGCGCCGATGGTGTCCAGACATTCCTCGCGGCCGTCGACGGCTTCATTGAGAGAATGCCTGCGATGGGTACGGCGCTCGGCGAGGGCTTCATAAACTTCATGCAGGTCCTCATCGACAATTCGGGCACTATCGTCGAGTACCTCAAGCTTATCCTGACGTCTGGCGCTCAGGCTATGATTGAGTCTATCCCGACGTTCGTTCAGCTCATGACCACGATCCTCCTGGCGATCATCCAGGTCATATACGACAACGCCCAGGCTCTGATCGACTGCGCCATATTCTTGATCCTGACCTTGTCACAGGCCCTCATTGATAACATGCCGCAGTTGGTCCAGAGAGGCTCTGATGTGCTCATATCCTTCTTGGATGGTCTGAGTCAGAAGATCCCCGAGATCGGTCAGAAGGCTACGGATTGTATCGTGGCATTCATCACCAGTCTCGGCGACGAGATGCCCAGAATCACCGATGCAGCGGCCAAGACCGTCGTCAAGTTCATAAACGGACTTGCGGATGCGATCGAGAACAATTCCGAAGCTATGGCTCAGGCGGGTGTTCGACTCATCAGTGCCATAATTAGGGGTATCGGCACCGGCATCAGGACTCTCGTATCCACGGGCGTTGCGCAGATGAAGAGCGCGGGTGTTCAGCTGGTCAACGGCCTCAAGAATGCGATCACCGAAAAGCTCTCCTCCATCGCCAGTGCGGTCACGAGCATGGGTAGCACCGTTGTTTCGAAGGTCAAAGCGGCGTTCGGTATCCATTCTCCTTCGAGGGTGATGTACGAGATCGGTGATTTCCTGATGCAGGGTCTCGCAAACGGTATCACCGACAACACCGAGCAGGGTATCGCGGCGGCCACCACCATGGCCACTGATACCGTCGACGCGCTCTCCAAGGGCTTCGGTAACGCGAAGGATATTTGGAACAACGCATTCGGAGAGAACACCGATCCGACGATCAAGCCGGTTCTAGACCTCTCGCAGGTCGAGGAGCAGGCAGATCGCATCGATGAGCTCTTCCCTCAGGAGGAGATCACCAGCACTCTCGCGTCGACGGCAACCGCTAACCTCGCGGGACGAGTCGCAGGGAGCGCTCTTACGAAGTCGGATAACAACGCCGCCACCAGCGAGACGTACAACCAGGGCGCAAGCCTCGTGTTCAACCAGTACAACAACTCGCCGAAGGCGCTGTCCGAGGCGGAGATCTACCGCCAGACTCGTAACCAGATCGAGCAGGTGAAGGGAGCCATGTACGAGCTATGATTGAGTCAATCGAGTTTCTTACGTACCGACAGCAACGCGTCGTTCTTCCTCTGAGGGATCCTTGGGGGATTGGCGTAGCTGTCAAATCCGTTGACGGCCTGTCGGCTACGAAGGCCTCGATCAACACGACTGAACTGGCTCTTACGGATGTGGCTATATTCAACGGCGCGAGGGCGGGAATGAGGAACCTCAAGATCAAACTCGCGCCGTTGCCCATGCCCGATATCGAGACCAGCAGGCAACGCATATACTCCTGGTTCCAGATCAAGCAGCTCATGACTGTGTATATCAACACCGACAAGCGCCGGGTCAAGACTGAGGGGTACGTCGAGACGGTTGAGGCGGACATATTCTCGAAAGAACAGGAGATCAACGTCTCCCTCCTGTGTCCGGATGCCTATTGGCATGATGCAGACACCAGCATCGACAAGAACCTTGAATGGTCCAGGGAAATCCCATCTTTCGAATTCGACTTCATGGATCAGCCATCTCCGTCATTGGAGTTCAGCAAGGACCGCGGTTTATTGTCCGCCACGATAGATTACGAGGGCGATGTGGAGACCGGGTTCACCATGGTCTTCACGTTCCGCCCAGGTGCCAAACTTCCGATCACGGTGACCGAGACATTCTCCGGAGACCAGTTCAAACTCACCGGGGCATTTCTTGACAAGACTTACTACAAGGTCGATCCCATCGTGGGCGGCGACATCGTCACGGTCAACTCCAGGACAGGGCGCAAGTCCATTATCCGGAATCGGGGCGGACGAAAAGACAAGTTCATAGCGGCGCTGGACCGTAACTCTGATTGGCTCAAACTTAGACCTGGCGTCAATGAGTTCCAGATTGCCATGAACGATCCGAATCTCACTGACGTATATTTCTCGACCGACGTTCTCTTTCAGGGGGTGTGACATGTACCTTGCGGTTCTCGATGAATCCATGATTCTCCAGCATATTTGCGAGGACTACAAGTCCATCATCTGGACTGAGCGGTTCCACGGCTTCGGCGATTTCAAGCTCACGGTTCCCGGAACCCTGGAGAACCTGCAGATCTATCAACTCGACTACTACCTGTACACCAAGGGCACGAACAAGCTCATGATCATCGAGCAGATCGAGCTCAATACCGAGTACAGCAAGCAGTCGCTGTTGACGGTCAGCGGCCGCAGTCTCGAGTCTATATTGGACCGGCGGGTCATGCACCCTTATCCAATTTGGGAGGGCACCATCCTCTGTAAGGAGGAGCGAACCCGAGGTAAGGTCAAGGATGTGGTCAAACACTACAGCAACCTGCTCTTCAAGCAGCGGGACTCTCTTGATACGTCACACGAGCGCCATGTAAAAGGCTTCGGGTGGTATTCGGTCAACGAGCTGCCAGAGGGGATTCGGCGGGGGCGCCCTGTTTCATCGTTGGATATTGGCGACATCAAAGTTAGTAGCGATGGACCCGTCCGCGATATGAGGATACGAAACGCGTCCGGTTGGTCGGCCTATCCAGATTACGATAAGGATCCCTACAGTATGGAGGGTTCCTGGTACAAGGTAGTCCAAGAGCTGACGGATCTGACCATGTCCGGCTGGGCTATTGAGTACGACGGAGAGGACCCATACTATTGGTACGGATACACCTACAACGGAGTAAACCGAACATTCAACCAGGGCGAACGGCCACCGGTAGTATTCTCTCCGAAGTACGACAACCTATCCAAGGCCACCTACTTCAAGTCCAAAGTCGGTACGCGGACCAAAATATTCTCGGGAGCGGTCAAGTTCGAAATCCCCACACAACTAACTCTCGACGCGGAGTATCTTGGCGGTAGTGCTTCTAATAACGCCATGCAGAACAACTCCGTAACGGTGGGGACCCCCGGACTTGGCTTGCGCGAGGGATATTTCAAGTCGCCATCTGTCGAACATACTAACGGCATGATGCAGGATTCCTTGGGGGGTAAGGGAGTTCTCCCTAACGACCCGAAATCCATCCATCGCCAGATTCACGAGCAGTGCAATACCGAGCTTTGGCGTCATATGCCTATCGAGATGTTCTCGGGTGAGGCTGCCCAACAGTCCATGTATACTTACAACGAGGACTTCTTCCTGGGCGATTTCGTGCAGATCCAGAACGAGTTCGGTCAGCAGGACATCGCTCGGGTGACCGAGTATATCCGTACGTCCTCAGACTCAGAGGGGGACGTCTTCTACCCGACGTTCGAGTCTTTGTCCGATATCCAGAAGTCGAAACCGGGGTTGAACATCACATGACAGAAAAATCAGGATTTTTCGTCTCCATCAATGGGGACCGGAAATACTCCGCTGACGACTTCGGCCGCATGTTCGACGGAGTCATCTCGGACGGTATATTCCAGAACTGGGGTCGAGGCTACCAGGTTGCCAAAGGCTCTGGACGAGAGATCGTCGTACAGTCTGGTCGCGCCTGGTTCAAGGGACACTGGATTGAGAACGACGCGAACAAGGTCTACGCGCTTACCGAGGGCGCTACGGACGGCGATCGTTACGATGCTATAACCCTCAGGGTCGACAAGACGCCTAGCGTTCGCTCCGCTGGTACTCGTGTTATTCAGGGAACTTCTGGCGGCGGTGTCCCACAGCCTACCCAGACGAACGACACCTTCGAAGTCATCGTCGCCTATATTCGGGTCCCCAGGGGAGCCAAGACGAACGCGGACTTCGAAGTCACGGACTGCCGCGGTAGGGTTGGCGCCCAGTATGCTCAGTGGGCTCAGAGTGTCATGCAGCCCAAGCAGATCACTCTGAACAACAAGAACGATTTCCTCAACGCCTTCAACAACGACCCGAATCTCAAACGAGTTATCACTCGGGGAAACAACCTGGGACGGGTCGTGACGCCCGCCCAGAAGGCTGCCATTCGAAACGGGACGTTTGACGGCTTGTGGTTGGGTGACTACTGGCAGTACAACGATAATTCCTGCAAGTGGATCATCGTCGACTTCGATCGGTGGCTGGACTACCCGAATGGCGAGAATCAGCATCGCATCACGGTCATGAGCGACCGTAACCTCGGAATCGACAACATCGGCGAGTCTGGATGGTGCGAATACGGCTGGAACGGCTCCAAGATGCGACGGGACTATGCCAACGGCATGGTTCGTTTCTCCACGCTCACCCAGGTATTCGCCATGTCAGACTTCCGGACATTCCCTGTTATGGAGCCGCACGGCTACGAGAACACCGGGAATGCCTGGGAACGAACAGAGAAGGACTGGAACTGGGAGTACCCGCAACTCACCATTCCGTCTGAGTTCGAGATGTTCGGCTCATATCTTGTGCATAACCGCATCAATGGCGACACCCACACTATCGGCCCCATCTCTCGTCAGTTCTCGTATTTCCGTGTTGGCAACCCGATTCCGACCCCAGGCGAGTCCTTCTGGCTCCGGGATCAGATCTCTAAGGACTACTTCGGCCTGTACTACGGCGACCAGCGTCGAATCACTTGGGCCCAGTGGACCGAGAAGTACGGGGTGCGCCCAATCGTTTCTATCGGAGGCTGAATGTCTCATACTGTGGAGCTGGTAATCACCATATTCGGCTCTGTTCTCACTAGTACTGGTCTCTGGGCATATCTCCAGAAACGTGCGGAGAGGCATGACGCCAAGACGCAGTTGATGTTGGGTCTAGCCCATAACCAGATCGTGGCCATGGGGACGGCATATCTGTCTCGTGGCTACATCACCATTGATGAATTCGAGGACTTGCAGAAGTATCTGTATCAGCCCTACCACACTTTCGGCGGAAACGGGACTGCTGAAAAGGTAATGGACGCCGTGAACCGGCTTCCGATCCATTTTCCCGACACCCGAAGAAAGGACAAGCGCTATGTCGCTGTCGAATCAGACCTACAACACTCTGAAGTGGATTGCTCAGATCCTGCTTCCTGCCCTCGCCACCCTGTATCTCGCCCTGGCGGGTTTGTGGGGTTTCCCTCACACTGAGGCGGTTGTGGGCACCATCACCGCTCTCGACACTTTCCTGGGCGCTCTGCTCGGTCTTGCAGCCAAGAACTACGAGCCCGAGGTTGACGGCGTGCTCCATGTGGACCACAAGAACCAGGAGGTCTACGCCGCTCTGGAGACCCCTGCCCAGGACATGACCAAGAAGGACACGGCCACTCTGAAGGTCTCCGAGGTCTGACGATCCGCGGGATCGACATGGTCTATAATGATACCCCTCATTTGAAAGGAATACCATGTCCGACAACAAGCCGAACACCAAGAAGGCCCTCGAAGAGGCTTACGCTTTCATCGACGGCATGGATCCCGACAGTGAAGCCTATCGCGAAGCTCTCCGCAGCATCAAGGAGCTTGAGCAGATTCAAGACGCAAAACACCGTCGTTTCTGCCCCAGCCCCGATGCTGTGGTGGGCGCCGCCGGCTCCATCCTCGGAATCCTCGCCATCGTAAAAGCTGAGCAGATCTTCCCCGTCGCCTCCAAGGCACTCGGATTCGTCGCCAAGATCCGCATCTGAGACACGAAAGACCTAGGACCCCACAAGGGTTCTAGGTTTTTCGCAAACGTTCTGATTTTCGAAATCCAAAAATTCCCGGGTGGGAAAATTGGAACGCGGATTTTGCAAGGTATATAACGAGACCCCTCACGAAAGGAATGCATCATGTCCAACATCTTCATCACATTCGGTTTCATCTCCTTCGTCATGTTTCTGTACACCGTCTACGCCCAAGGCCAGCAGATCAAGGCGCTCAAGAAGACCGTCCGCCACCAGCGGCATCTCCTTAAGTTTACCTCGACTCCTTCCGCCCAGGAGACCGACAATGTAGAGAAGTATCTCGAAGAAGATTGGGCCGAGATCGAGAAGATCTTCCGACAGAACTCCACCGAGAAGTAACTCTCACGCCTAGAACCTTCACGGGTTCTAGGTTTTCGCAGAATCAGCAGGGCATATAATGAGACCTATAGACCGAAAGGATTGATCATGCTGATCTCCCGCCTCGTCGAGAACCTTGTCAAGTCTGTCATCTACTGCGTTGGCATTTACGCCATCGTCAAGTGGGTGCTCTCTCGCTACAAGATCTCGAAGCAGGATTTCACCGCCCCTACCCACATCGACCACAGTCTCTAACGCCCGTGCCCTCTAACAGAGGGCATAGGTTTTCGCGGATTTTGCATGGCCTATAATGAGACCCCCATCTGAAAGGAACCACCATGAACCGCGTCGTCCTCGCCGTTGCTGTCCTCGCCGCCTCCTTCGCTCTCCAGCACTACGCCAACAAGAAGCTTGAAGCGAAGTTCCGCGAGGTCCTCAACAAGAAGACCGCGGAGCAGAACGCTCCCGCCAACTGACACTCAATCCTAGAACCCAACCCGGGTTCTAGGTTTCTCGATAGAAAGGAACGCACATGGACGAGTCGGATCCCGTCGCCAATACCCAGAAGGTCACGCTCACGGTCCCACCCCACGTCGACCCTACGGTTGCCAAGCAGATGCTACGCAATGCACTCAGGGATCCAGTCGCCGTTGAGACCTGGCGAGTAGAACTCAGCAAGATCGAGAAGGAGAGCAAGTGAACCTCGCATTTGTCAAAGCTACCCAAGACTTCGTCGTACGCAACTCACACCATATCCTCACCGGACTGGCGCTGCTGGGCCTCGGGGCGTCGGTCGCTCTGAGCGTTCATGCGGACCGCCAGATGCAGGAGTGGGATATTGACGACTTCAAGCGCCTCACTAAGGAGCAGCGGATCAAGATCTATGCTAAGATCTACGCTCCTCCGGCCATCGCCATATTGGCCACTGGCGCTTGCGTCATCGGCGCTCACAGCATCTCGGTCAAGCGTGAGTCGTCCCTGCTTCTCGCTTACGAGGGCACGCGCCAGGTGTACGACCGTTATCGCGCCTCCGTTCAGGATCACCTAGGTCCGGAGGAGAAGACGATCTCACAGAATGCCGCGTCCAAGATGGATCCGTATCCTCGTGACGCAGCTGTGGTTTGCGGTGAGGGCGACGTTCTGTTCTACGACGCCTACAGTGGCCGTTATTTCAAGTCCACCGTCAACAAGATCGACCGGGTCGTCAACGAACTCAACTACACTCTCCTCCGTGAGATGTGTGTCAGCCTCAACGAGTTCTACGCCGGAATCGGCCTCGAGGGTATTTCCTTGGGCGACCAGCTCGGGTGGAATGAGCAGAGGCAGATCGAGGTGCACTACGGCGCCCAGGTCTCGGATGACGGGAAGGCCGTCGTGGTGGTCGATTTCGTCGTCGAGCCCACTGAGAAGTGGTTCAAGCTTTCGTGAAAGGAGCACGGTATATAACGAGACCCATCTAGAAAGGAACACCCATGAGTTTCAAAGAGACCACCGGATACAAGGTCGTATCCCTTGTTGCCTCGACATCCGCCAGCATTACCGCCGGTGCCGTTGTCGGCACTCTCTGCCCTCCGGCCGGAGTGGTATTGACCGCCATCTACGGCGTCGGCAGTAGTGTATTAGGCACATATGTCGGGGACAAGGCCGGACGACAGTACGCCGAGACTCTTGCCGAGACCATCGACTCCCTCCAGACACCTCAGACCAACTAAACCCCTATGCCCTCTAACACAGGGCATAGGCTTTCGCAAATTCTGCACGCACTATAATGAGACCCCATCAACTCGAAAGGAACTCTCATGTCCGAGAACACCGCTCCCACCGTCGTCGAGCACTCCGAGACCGTTGAAGACGAGACCCCCATCATCGCCGTCAACTGGACCAAGCTCGGTGCCGTCGCCAAGAAGAGTGCGCGTTACGTGCTGCCCGCCGCAGCCGGTTTCGCCGCGCTCGTCCTGGTGAAGGCCCTTGCTTCCTCCAGCGACGGCGATGACGAGGCTCCCGCCGCCATCGAATCGGACGCCGAAGTCGTGGACGCTGAGCTCGTCGAAGAGACCAACGACTGATCCTACTCACCCCTAGAACCCAACTCGGGTTCTAGGTTTCTCATTTTCAGAAAGGAACGAACGATGGAGCTTCAGGCGGCCGTGGTGGTTACCCTCACCGAGAACGGCAAGACCGTCAAGCGCGTCATCCAGAAGAGCGACAAGTTCGACGAGAAGACTTCGTGGGACCATATCCTCAAGCAGACCAAGTCGCTCGCAGCTACCACTCTCAACTCGATGGACTGAAAGGCATATCCATGATCAAGATGAACGTCAGCGCCGAGACCTTCGACGGCGACATGGTCACCGAGACCCTCTGGTTCCACATGAACAAGGTGGATCTCATCGAACTCCAGCAGTCGGAGCCGGGCGGGTTCACCGACACGCTTCAGGCATTCATGTCCCGCAAGCCTGAGGACTGGACCAATAAGGACAAGTTCAAGTTGTTCGAGTTCTTCCGCACCATCGTCGACAAGGCTTACGGCGAGAGGTCGTCGGACGGCAAGCGATTCCGGAAGTCGCCGGAGATTCTCGCCAACTTCAAGGACAGCATCTTCTACGACGAGTTCGTCCTGAACCTCCTGGAGGACGAGAAGAAGAGCATCAAGTTCTTCAACGGCGTCATGCCCAAGGCGCTCCTCGAGCAGGCGAAGAAGGATCGTCCGGACGTATTCAACCAGATCGAGGCCTGAGAAACCCGAGCGGGGCCCTGGGGAGACCTGGGGCCCCGCATATCAGAAGGAGCGAACATGACCGATAACGTACCCGTGCGTGGGGATTTCCCCTCCAACTCACGGAAGACCAAGCCAGCAGTCGAAAGGGTCGTCAAGACTCCGGCGCGAATTGACAAGGGTAGTCTCGGCAAGCAGGCGCTGCAGGCGTTCTTTGCCGAGGACGTCAAGGAGGTAGGTAAGTACCTTCTCTGGGATATTGCCCTGCCTAGTATCAAGAATGCCGTGAGTGACGTCTTTACTTCCGGGATCGACCGTCTACTCTTCGGGGGTGACGGCGGTCCTCAGCGCTCTCGCAGCAACAAGACCTACACCTCATATTCCAATCGGACTTACGGACGCCGTGAGACTCCGACCGAGCGGACGTACACTCAGAGGGACCGTCGGGAGCATAATCTCGAGTCCATCGTATTCGCAACCCGCAGCGAGGCCGAGGATGTTCTGAATCACCTGATCAGCATCTGCGACCAGTATGACGTGGCGACCGTGGGAGACCTGTACGGTATGGCCGGCATTTCCCAGTCGTACACCGATGAGAACTGGGGATGGCGGGATCTCCGAAGCGGACGCGCTGTCCGTTCCCGCAATGGATACATTCTCGATCTACCGAAACCGGAGGACGTCCGATGAACGACGACGAAGAGATGACAGTTGTCTACGGTCTCACATCTATCTTTCTCACTGTTTTCATTCTGCTTCTCATCCTCGCCGGTCTAGGATCCCTGCCGGTATGGGTCATATTCGCAGGGCTAATAGTCATCAACGCCATTCTCATCGCAGCGATCGTGAACGACATAAGGAACAACAAATGAGCGTCGAGCAGATGCGCGCCAAGCTGCGCCAAGCATACGGAGGATCGGCGGCATGGGTCGCCAAGGTTGATCGCATGAGTGACGGTCAGGTAATCGCAGTCTACAAGAGCCTTAACGAAAGGAAGTACTTCGCATCATGAATCTTACTGTTATTTCGCGCCTCGCCGGCAAGGGCGCTCTCATCGTCTCCAAGCACGCTCCCGCCATCCTGACGGGGCTGGGGATCGCCGGCTTCACCGCAACCGCAGTCCTCACGGCCAAGCAGACGCTGAGCGTCGGCGAGGTCACCTGGGAGGACCTGAACGAGCTGTCGACAGTCAAGGCGGCTGAGGACGAGGAGAAGTTCGACAAGCGGGATATTCAGATCGCCAAGGCCCGTGCCTGGGGTAACCTAACGAAGCATCTCCTCAAGCACTACGCCCTGCCGCTGAGCCTGGGCACGGCCTCCGCCATTTCTCTGATCCTGGCGCACCGCATTTCTGCGCATCGGATTGCGGGTCTGTCCATGGCCTACGCCGGTCTCGAGGAGTCCTTCCGCAACTACAAGGACCGTATCGAGGAGGGCTTCGGCAAGGAGGAGACTGAGCGTATCCTCGCCGAGGCTGACGCTAACGCCCTTGACAAGGCGAAGATGGACTACTACAACGAGACGGGGCGCGAGTTCCAGCTCAAGCCTGAGGAGTTCATGCGTGAGCTCGGCGTTTCGCCATATGCTGTCGTATTCGATCAGAACGCGAAAGCCTGGGAGGGGAACGAGGACTACAGCCTCATGATACTCCACGCTCAGGAGAACTACGCTAACGACATCCTACGGACTCGTGGATATCTGCTCCTGAATGATGTGTACAAGGGCCTCGGCCTGCCTCCGACGTCTGCCGGTTCCGTGGTGGGCTGGGTGTACGACAACGAGGACGGTGACGGCATCGTTGAGTTCGGCAACTTCGAGGTGTTCAACTACCGCGACTACGACCCAGTCCTCGGACGTGAGGTCACCAAGTTCGTCCTCGACTTCAACGTCGACGGCGTTATCTACGACCAGATTGACAGAGTGGCAATTCGATGAGGGTAGCATTTCTGATCCTGGTCGGTTTCGCCATCGGTCGAGCAACTAAACGAAAGGAACGCAAGTGAAACTACTACCGGCACTCGTCGTCGGTCTTACGGCGACATTTCTCGCCGTGCAAGACTTGAAGAGCTATAAGAAGGAGCCTGAGGAGAAGGCTGTAGAAAGTTCGGCTGGGTCCGAAGAGGCCCGGACAGAGCCCACGGAGGAAGAGATGGACGAGTACGAGGAGATCGTCAACGACGAGTATCTCAACATCACAATGGAGGATGACCTCTCTGAGATCATGGGGGAGGATTTTGAGGAAGAGGACGACGAGGAGGTCGCGGAGGGGGACACCATCCGGGCCATCTCAGAGCGGGAGTACGACGAGGGCGCATTCGGATTTGAGCGCGTCAACTTGATGTATTTCGTCGATGACGAGGTCCTGTGTGACACGGACATGATCACGATCGACAACAAGGACGAGTGGCTCGGCGACGTCGAGCTCATCCTTGGGCCGGACGAGATCACGGTCATGTGGATCCGCAACTTCAACCTCTCCTACGATATTCGCCTCGAGGTTGTTGAGGACTCGTACTCGGGATCCCACTGATGGAAGACGAATACTTCGACTTCCTAGTCTCATTCTTGGGTGAGGACGAAAGTCAGCTGCCGAGCATATTCGACAGTTACTTCCTCCTGATGAAGCTCTACCGTACCGAGTTCCGCTACTCCGCCATGATGGACCGCAATCGGGACATGGATGGTCGTGAGTGGCGGAACCGCTACGTCGGAGAGCTTCCGCCGGCATTTCTCAAGCGCCCGGCTAATGTTCTCGAGGTTCTTCTCGGGCTGGCCGATCGTATGGCGTTTGAGCTGGACGATGACGAGGGCCCCGCTCCCTATTTCTGGGAGATGATAAACAACCTCGGAATCAACTTCATGGACTGCGACGTCATGCTGGACGATAAACTCGATCGAAAGGTCGAGAAGGCTATCAACCGATGGATGAGTCGTCAGTACGATTCCCACGGACGAGGAGGCATATTCCCTCTCAAGTCCGTTCCCGAGTTCTACGAGTCGGGGGAGTTCCCGAGCCAGAACCGTCTCGAGCTCTGGTACCAGATGCAGCTCTATCTCGCGGAGAACTACGACATATAAGGAGTCAAATGGATTTCTACGAGATCAAGGAGCGAGCCCTGAAGTCGGGCACCACCGAGGTACGGCCGGCCTGGCGGGTGCACCAATTCAAGGATCTCATGGTTCGTGGGAAGTCCTTCTACGCCGTGTACAATCCCGAGACGCACTTCTGGACTACTGACGAGTATGACCTGGTGCGTATCGTGGACGCCGACGTCGCCCGTCACTTTCAAGAGGCCTCAAAGAGAGTCAACGGGTCCGTCTGGCCGCGGTATCTGGGGGACTACGACTCCAAGACATATTCCGAGTACAAGGCGTGGGTGTCCAAACTTTCGGACGCCTACCGCCCTCTCGACAGCAAGATACTGTTCGCCGACCAAATCCCCCGAAGGGAGGACTACGCAACCAGAACGCTCTCATATTCTCTGAGCGGCGATCCATGCCCAGGCTACGAGGAACTCATGAGCACCCTCTATGATCCAGACGAGAGGGAGAAACTCGAATGGGGCATCGGATCTATATTCACGGGAGACTCTACCTGGATCCAGAAGTTCTTCGTGCTCTATGGATCTGCTGGATCCGGTAAGTCAACCGTCCTGAACCTTATCTCGAGACTGTTCGACGGCCATATCGGTCAGTTCGATGCAGCGGCTCTCGGGCGACCCAGCGACCAATTCGCCCTTGAGCCATTCAAATCGAATCCTCGAGTGGCCATTCAACACGACGGTAACCTCTCCCGGATCGCGGATAACAGCCGCCTGAATAGTCTCGTATCTCATGAACCGATGGTCATGAATGAGAAGGGGAAATCCCTCTACACGTTCAAGCCTGAAGCGATGCTGTTCGTGGGCACCAACTTGCCGGTCCGTATCACCGACTCGAAGAGCGGACTGACGAGACGTCTTATCGACGTTGAGCCTTCTGGACGAAAGCTCGATATTCGTCGATACAAAGAGATCATGTCCCAACTCGAGGACGAACGGGGATCTATCGTAAAGCGCTGCGTGGAACTCTATAAGTCCAAGGGCCCGTCGTATTACGACGACTACAAACCCATCGGAATGATGAGTAAGACCAACCCCATCTTCAACTTCCTCGATTTCTATCAGGACGAGTTGGACGATGAGGACGGGGTCACTCTCAAGCGCATCTACGAGATGTACAAGGAGTACTCCCAGGCATATTCGGACGGAGCTATGTACCCCATGTACAAGTTCAAGGACGAAATCCGGGACTACTTCGAGGAGTTCCACGATCGCATCATGGTCGACGGGGAACGCCGGCGCAAGGTGTATAAAGGGCTACTGAAATCCAAATTTTCCCAGGGGGAGAAGACGGAAAACCCGATTTCGGATTGGACTGAAATGAAAGAGCAGCCGTCATATCTTGACGAGCTCTATAAGGACCGTCCGGCGCAGTACGCCAATGAAAACGGCATCCCGGCGAAACGTTGGGACGACGTCACGACGACACTGAAGGACTTGGACACTAGAAAGGAACATTATGTTCTCGTACCCGAGGAAGACGTCGTCATCGACATCGACCTCGATAAAGACAGACACAAGTGTCTGGAAGAAGCTCAGCGGTGGCTTCCCTCCTATGCTGAACTCAGCCGATCGGGGGGTGGAATCCACATCCACTATCGATATTCAGGGGATCCTTCCGTACTTTCACGGCTGGTGCGGCCCGGAGTCGAGTGCAAGGTCTACTCAGGCAAATCCGCCCTCCGTCGACGTCTCACCGAGTGCACCGCCCACCAGGGCCTTACCACGGTTGAGGACGGATATCTCCCCGTCAAGGAGAAACCCTTGATCCGACAGGAGGTCATGCAGAACGAGAAGTCCATCCGGAAACTCATAGAGCGGAACCTGCGGAAGGAGTTCCACCCCGGGACGAAGCCCAGCATCGATTTCATCATGAAGGTGCTGACGGACGCCAAAGAGTCCGGGATGGACTACGACGTGTCGGACATGAGGCAGAAGGTCCTCACGTTCGCCATGAAGTCCACTCATCAGGCCGACTACTGCATCAAGTTGGTGCAGGAGATGCCGTTCTCCTCGGAGAGCGACCATGAGGAGACCCATGAGGAGCCGGACGACGATACCCCGATCATTTACGACGTCGAGGTATTTCCGAACCTATTCCTTGTGAACTGGAAGGTCCGTGGCGCCAACAAGATCCAGAGGATGATCAATCCGACTCCGAATGAGATCTCTGATCTTACAGAGAAGAAGCTCGTCGGATTCAACAACCGTCGGTACGACAACCATATCCTATACGGTCGTGTCCTGGGTTACTCGAACATCCAGCTCTACCACCTCTCTCGTAAGATCATAAACAACCTCATCAAGGAGGGATTCCGAGAGGCATACAACCTATCCTACACCGATATCTACGACTTCGCCGCCAAGAAGCAGTCCCTCAAGAAGTGGGAGATCGAGCTGGGCATCCACCACAAGGAGCTCGGCCTTCCCTGGGACGAACCGGTGCCGGAGGAGATGTGGGAAGAGGTCGCCGCATATTGCGACAACGACGTCATCGCCACAGAGAAGGTATGGGACCATCTGGAGGCGGACTGGGAGGCCCGGCAGATCCTTGCTGCGATCGCTGGTCTCCCTGTCAACTCCAGCACCAACAAGCTGACCACCCAGATCATATTCCAGGGTCAGCGAGACACTCAGAAGTACTTGCAGTACACAGACCTGTCGGAGATGTTCCCCGGCTACAAGTACGAGTACGGCAAGTCGACATATCGTGGCGAAGAGGTCGGTGAGGGCGGTTACGTCTACGCTGAGCCCGGATACCACGAGAACGTGGCCTTGTTGGATATTGCGTCGATGCATCCTACGTCGATCGAGAATCTCCAGCTGTTCGGGCCCTACACCAAGAGGTACAGCGAGCTCAAGAAGGCTCGTATCTTGATCAAGCACAAGAAGCTGGATGAGGCTCGAAAGATCCTGAATGGGGCACTAGCTCCATATCTGGACGACGAATCGAATCTCGACGCTCTGGCCTATGCGCTGAAGATCGCACTGAATTCGACGTACGGACTCACCGCCGCCAAATTCGACAACCCACTCCGAGACCCCCGGAACGTGGACAACATCGTCGCCAAGCGCGGCGCTTTGTTCATGGTCGACCTGAAGCATTTCGTTCAGGAGAAAGGATACACCGTTGCCCACATCAAGACAGACTCGATCAAGATCCCGAACGCCGACGATCGCATCATTTCGGAGGTCTTCGAGTTTGGGAAGAAGTACGGCTACACATTCGAGCACGAAGCGACCTACGATCGTATGCTGCTCGTCAACGACGCCGTCTATATCGCACACGACAAAGAAGGTTGGCACGCGACTGGTAAGCAGTTCCAAGAACCTGTTGTCCACAAGACTATCTTCACCAGAGATCCTCTGGATCTCGAAGATGTCGCCCAGACACGATCGGTTACTACACGAATGCTGCTTGAATTCGATGAGAACGACCGAAAGTTCGTCGGACGCGTCGGGCGCTTCATTCCTGTTATCCCAGGAACTCCCGGAGCAGGGCGGCTTGTACGAGAGAATCATCGAGTGGACAGCGAGGGTAATGAGATTATTTCGTACGGCGATGTCGGAGGTTGCAAGGGGTATCTCTGGCTTGATTACGAGGACGCCGGAGACGACTGGCGAGCTAAGCTGGACAATCGATATGGAAGGGAACTCGTGGACGCTGCCAGAGGGCAAATTCAGAAGTATACGGACGTAGATACCTTCCTAACAGTATGAATCGCGAGACGGGCAGGGCATATAATGAGACCCCAGCCAGAAAGGTACTGTCATGTCCTGCCCCTCCCTCGCCCGCCAGTACGTCCTCACCAACCTTGCTGAGATGGGTGTTGGCTTCGCCATAGCTACGTTCGCCTACTACGCGACACGTGACTACTGCGACCAGCACCACCTCTCGGCAACTAAAGAGGACATGCTAGCCATGGCCAAGAACATCAGCGACACATTCAAGACCAACTGAACCCACTCACATCTAGAACCCAACTCGGGTTCTAGATTTCTCGATAGAAAGGAACGAACCAATGCTCTCCTCTGTTTACGACGGCGGCCAGACAGCCAATGATATCCTTGTTGGATACACCGGCTACCTTCGGGACGAGGTGGCGAACCTGAAGGACGACGAGATCAAGGAACTCGTCGATAAGCTCGAGTGCTGTGACCGCAGTAGCTATGGTCACTACCGTCGCCAGACAATCCAGAACCTCCTCGATATCTGCCGTACTGAGCTGGACGACCGGGATCTCGTGCGTTGCCTTGTGGAGGCGGGTCTTATCGTCGGAATCAACTCCATCGAGGGGGTCTCCGATGAGTGACCACATGGTCTGGGCTGAGGAGCTCGATGTCGTCCACGAGCCACTTTTCGGAACGAAGTCCAATAGCGAGGGATGGGTCATCCTGGACAGCTCGGGACCGGAATTCGAGCTGTGGGACTACGAGTCGTACTACAACTTCCGCTATAAGGGCGACAAGCGCCTGAATCCGGTTCGGGTCTACGACACCAAACATTTCTACTGGTGGTTCGAGGCAGCGGAGGACATGATCCACATCAACCGCTGGCCCCGGGAATGAACTACAACCTCTACTCACCACCTCATATCGTCGACCAAGTTCTATCTCAAGACTACTACCCCATAGAAAGGAACGCGACATGGCCGTCAACACTTACACTATCAAGAACGCCCGACTTCTCTTCCGCAACTTCGCTGGCGAGAAGGACCGATTCGGGAACACGGCTCGCACCTTCTGCGTCATCCTCCCTGACGATGCCGTCGACGACTTCCGGGCCGAGGGGTTCAACATCAAGACCCTGAAGCCTCGGGACGACACGGAGGAGCCCCTTCCCTACATCAAGGTGAAGGTCAACTTCGGAGGCCGTCCGCCCAAGATCGTCTCGATCATCGGACGCACTCGTACACTCCTGAACGAACAGACAGTCGGCGCCCTCGATTTCGCAGATCTCGAGCGGGCCGATATTGCCCTCCGCCCCTACCACGGGCGTACTCAAGCTGGAGTGGAGTTCTGCTCGGCATATCTTGACAAGGGCTTCTTCACCATCGTGGAGGACGAGCTTGAGGCTATGTACGCCGAGGACGCCGACACCGAGGAGGTTCCGTTCTGATGCCGCTCGAAGTCAAGCTCTTCAACCCTCGCCGTAGCGTCTGCGAGGCGGTCAAGATCACGGATGACAATCTCCGTCTGGTCCGCAACTGGGCCGCCAGCGACGAGGAGATCAAGGCTCACCTTCACACAGGAGCCATCGGTAAGTGGATTATCCGTCGTAGCGACAACAAGTTCGACCTCATGACTGAGGGTCAGCTCTGGGGTCTCTACGAGCCGATCCTGCACTGACATCCATATCCACGGGGGCCCTGGGGAGACCTGGGGCCCCCATACCCACTAGAAGGAACGAACGCATGCTTAAGAAGCTTTATTTCCACACCAGCAAGGGTCGCAGCTACGACTTCGACATCGTCGCCACAGCCAAAGTCGACAAGCCCGGGTTCACCGAGTGGATCGTACAGGTCGATATCAATAACGAACTTGGCGTCCACGAGGTCCAGGCCAGTACCGATGACTGCACATTCGACGTCGTCGGAGACGACTCCTTGATTATCTGGGAACTCCCTCCTGTTGAGGGGGAACCTGACAAGCGGACCATCAATGTAGAATCCAACGCGGATTACATCGAGAACTGGAGCGTTAGAGGAAGGATACGTTGGACAGAAGACGGTAGTCTCGAGATTTTGAAAGATAATGGCCACCGGGTTCGTCTCTCGGGAGACATCCGCAAGTTCGAGGTTGACAACGAAAAACAAGTCATCACTGTTCACTACAAGAACTGATCCTCATTTTTTCTGTATTGTACTTGTGTAGGGGACGCAAATGAAGCTGGTTTTAAAGACGCTCGATGGCAAAGTTGCCCAGCGTAAGATCAAGGATTTATGTTGTAATGGGGATATCGGAGACGAGGATCCCCGGGCCGCTCTGGTCATCGTCGAGATGGACGACACCCTCACATATCTCCCCATCGACCAATTTATCTGCGAGGAGTGGACTGAGGATACTGTAGTTGTCAAGGAGGACTGGGCATGAAAGCATATACGGTAGAGCGACACGGCGACCGTTGGATCGCCTGGCACAAGGAGGGGCTACTCGGAGTAGCTGACGACATGATTTCTGCATACCGTCTTGTGGAGGAGGCTACTAATGGCAATCGTTGACCCGATGCCCGACCCGAACACCTATGATATCCGAGAGGACGGGACTATCTACGGGAAGCGCTCAGGCAAGCTTATACCCATCCGGACGTCCCGGCATGGTCTTCCGCAGATCCGTTTTTACAAAAGACATCGCTACCGGGTTCAGCTCCTCAATAAGATCATCTGGACCCATTTCCGCGGCGAGATCCCATTCATGCACGAGGTTCGGTATGTAGATGGCGACCCATGGAACTGCTCCTTGGAGAACCTATATCTGAAGGACTTGAACGAGGAATTCACGCCTCTGGATCGTTGGCCGGGCTTTGCTATTAGCAAGGGCGGCGAATTGATCAACATGACTACCCTGCATCGGATCAAGCCCATGATGCCCCCAAGCAGAACCAACCTCATGTTCTCGGTCCGCGTCGACGGGGAGAGCCGGACCTTCCCAGTTGCATTCACCGTCTGGGAGACGTTCATGGGAGAGAAGGTCAACTCGCATTATCTCTGTCACAAAGATGGCGACGTTTGGAACTGCGCCCTGGATAACCTGTATATCAGTGACGAGTACCCTTACCATCCGCGCAAGCTTGACAAGCAGACCGGCCGGGAGTACAAGCCCATCATTGAGGAGGACGGCAAGGAGTACATGCCTGTCGAGTACTATATTCACATGGTCGACGGAGTGAAAGGAGAGAGGGAGAGTGGAATCCCCCAGAACTGCCGACTTGGCTCCTACTGAGACATTCAAGGACAGCATCATCGATGATATCGAGGTCAGTGATCTCGGTAGGATTCGTCGTATCTCGACTGGTCAGATCCTGAATACTTGCCTCCGGGCGAACGGGTACGTTCAAGTAACCTTTTGGGATCGCGGGATTAGACGGACGAAGTATGTCCAGAAGATGGTCTGGGAGGCCTTCAACGGCCCTCTGGAGCCCTTACAGCGGGTTGCCCATCTGAATGGTGACCTAACCGATAATAGGCTCTCAAATCTCTTCCTGGAGTCTCACAGCGACTCGATGAAGAGAGCGTGGGACGCCAAACGACGCAAGTGGGAAACCATCTATCAAGGAGTTCTGTGGTGAGCGAGTACAGGAGCCCGCACAACGACGGGCATGATCCGTATATCCTGATCTGGGAGTACGGGAACGACATTCGGAGGGCCGAGTTCACCAAACGCTGGGCTGAGTACGACGAGACCGGCTGGACCGTCTGGTATTTCCGTCTTGTGGATGGGGGGATCATGACCTTCTCAAGCCGAGAGTGGGAGCAGAAGGACGACGTCAACCATCTGACAACTATCCATTTTCAGCCGAAGATTCAGAGCAACTATCACAGTTAGGAAGGCATCGTGATTCTTGAAGTGGACGACGGAGGGCGACTCGAACGACTTTTGGTTATCGAAGACTCGCCCAAAGGGACGGCAGACGAGCATCGGTTTATCGGTGGTTATCGACTCCACACCAACTATCTCGAAGGGGTCTGGTTTGACCTGGCGGTTTGGGATACCGTTCTGATATCCGAGGACGAGTATTTCAAAACGTATCGACTCACTAGGAAGGCATCATGACACCGGCGGAACCGATCAGGCTGATCATCGTTCGAGGGGGCGAGTGCATCCACGAGAAAGAAGGTTACTATGACATCTGGACCTTCTCGAAGGACGGCGGTATCGTAGTATCCATCAAGGACGGCATCACCGACGAGATCCTATTCGACGAGCTTCCGATCAAATACATCACCATGTCGGCACCGTTCGTTCACATCATTACTCGGGAGGAGTGATCCTTGGGACCGGTTGATCTGTGGCCCCATCAGGTCGAAGCGGTGAAGAACCTGAGGAATGGGTGCATATTGACCGGTAAGCCGGGCTCGGGGAAGTCGGTTGTCGCCCTCCAGTACTACGTTGAGCGAGTTCTGGGGGTGCGGCATCCGGCCGATCTTCCGAGGCGGCTTGCCGAAGGACCCAGGTTATATATAATCACCACTGCTCGCAAGAGGGATGACCTTGATTGGCAGGGGGATGTCTCGATGTATGGGCTGACAGACTACACGACGGTTGATTCGTGGAACAACATCAGTAACTACAGTGCCATCCGTGACTCCTTCATCATATTCGATGAGCAGAGAGCCATCGGCAGCGGCAAATGGGCCAAGACATTTGTCAAGATGGCGGCCAAGAACGAGTGGATCATGCTGTCTGGCACTCCTGGTGATAACTGGATGGACTACTGCCCGGTATTTATAGCCAATGGCTTCTTCAAGAACCGCACCCAGTTCGAGAGGGAGCACTGCCAGTTCAACTACAGAGCGGGCTATCCTCGTCTTGAGCGATATCTTGGGCAGGGGAAGTTGTTGCGGCTTCGGAAGAAGGTCCTCGTAGACATGCCTTTTGTCAAGAAGACGGTTAAGAAGCGGACGGACGTCCCGGTATCCTACGAGGAGAAGCCATATCGTACGATCCAGAAGTACCGCTTCGATCCGTACAAGGAAGAGCCTATCAAGAACGCAGGCGGCCTTTGTCATGTCTTGAGGAGAGTGACGAATGAGGATCCTGTGAGACTTGTGGCGGTGAGAGAGCTGTGCGAGCAGCATCCCCGAGTCATCGTATTCTACAATTTCGACTACGAGCTCTTCATGCTGCGGTCGTTGGGGGATATTCTCGGAGTACCGATCGCCGAGTACAACGGACACAAGCATGAACCCTTGCCGGAGGGTGAGCGATGGGTGTATCTTGTGCAATACACGGCGGGTGCAGAAGCTTGGAACTGTACTACTTGTGACACGATGGTATTCTTCTCTCAGAACTACTCGTGGAAGGTCATGGAGCAGTGTGAGGGGCGAATTGACAGACTGAACACTCCTTATTCAGTCTTGAACTACTACTACCTGAAGAGCCAGTCACCCATCGATCAGGCCATTTCGAGGGCGATTCGGGTCAAGGAGATCTTCAACGAGAGGGGTTTTTACGAGTCTCTGATGTGATTGTTGTACCACCCGTTGTACCACTTGGTGCGGCGGGTGGGCAACGATTCTGTTGTTTGTGTGACTGGAGTGACGCATGCGATTGGCCAGTTTTTTGGCCAGTTTTGAAATCGGCCGAAAACCGTATTGTACACGTGCGCCCAAATTTGGCCAGTTTTTGGCCAATTGGCCAGTTTTGAAACGGGGTTGGCCACGGATCTGGCCACCACTTTTCGTTGCAATTTCAACGTTTATACCCCAATTTGGCCAATTGGCCAGTTTTGTTCTGATTACCAGGAGTTGAGTAAATTTTCTTATATATAGAGAATAAACAAGCTTTGGTTGGCCAATCCGGCCAAGGGGTATTGTACATGCAGTCCCGATACAAGTCTCAACGACATGTACAATAGACCGCGTCGCAAACATGCATCCTAATGAAGGAGATGGGCCTTCTATATTTTCGACCCCTCTTACTTCACCACAGCTCCCACGGCTGGCTGAAACTACGCCACCTCAACACCGCATAGAACACTCAAACAACTTACGAGTACCGACACATGCGGCGCCCCGGCCAGCCGTGGGTATAATTCTTGATTCGAGGATAGACCCCATGCTCGAACGTGACTACCAACGCGGACTCATATCCAGGATCGAGGAACGCCTGCCTGGCTGCCTCGTCCTCAAGAACGATCCGAACCACAATCAGGGCATACCCGACCTGATCATCATATTCGGATCCAAGTGGGCCGCACTCGAGGTCAAGAGAAGCGCAGATGCTACTCACCGACCGAACCAGGATCATTTCATCGACAAGCTCGGTGAGTGGTCCTTCGCATCATTTATATACCCAGAGAACGAGAAAGGAACGCTCGATGAACTGGAACGTACACTCAAGGCTGGAGGGCCTGCACGCATTTCTGAGCGCCAGCAAGCACAGTTGGGTCAACTACGACGACGAGAAGCTGGGCGAGGCATTCAGGACAGCACAAGCGGCAGCGATGGGGACCAGGCTTCACGCACTGGCCGCAGAGCATATTCGCCTAAAGATGCGGATGCCGAGGAACAAGGCCACCTTCAACGCCTACGTGAACGACGCCATTGGCTACGGTCTTGACCCTGAGGTCGTGCTATATCACAGCGAGAACGCATTTGGGACCGCCGACGCCATCGGCTTCGACGAGAAGAAGCATCTTCTCCGCATTCACGACCTCAAGACTGGCGTAACTCGCGTCAACATGGTCCAGCTTCATATCTATGCAGCACTGTTCTGCCTGGAGTACGAGAAGCTGCCTGGCGAGATCAACGTCGAGACCCGCATCTACCAGAACGATGATATTCTGGTCGACACTCCGCAGCCAGACGACATCGCCCATATCATGGACAAGATCGTCTGGTTTGACAAGCTCATCGAGGAGATCAAGACTGAGGAGAACTGATGCCCTCCGATATCCTCAAACACTACGGGACTAAACGGCACTCCGGAAGATACCCTTGGGGATCTGGTAAGGATCCATATCAGTCAGCCCAGGGCTTCATCGCTGAGCGAGACAAGCTCAAGGCTCAAGGCATGTCCGAGGTCGATATTGCCAAGGCCTGGGGCATGAGTACCACCGAGTACCGCGCTCTGAACAGCATCGCTCGCGCCGAGAAGAAGGCCGGCGATATTTCTCGAGCATCTCGTCTCAAGGACGCCGGTCTGCCCAACACGGAGATCGGTCGACGTATGGGACTCAACGAGTCCTCGGTTCGTGAGCTTCTCAAGCCCAACGCGTCATATCGCAAGGACGAGATCACCCGGGTCAAGGATATTCTGGCCGACGAGGTGAAGCAGAAGAAGTTCATCGAGTACGGTCTTGGCGTCGAGCAGAACCTCCAGTGTTCGTCGACATCTTTGAAGACGGCCGTTGAGGCCCTGAAAGCTCAGGGATATACTACTCACGACGTCAAGGTCAAGCAGGCCAACAGCGATAACTACACCATCCTCAAGGTTCTCGCCCCTCCCGGCACCAAAGCTGCCGATATTCATGCACAGAGGGACAAGATCCGCACTCCTGGTGTAGTCATCGACGAGAAGGGGCTACTGTCGACTGGACTTCGTACTCCTCGAGCCATATCTTCAAAGAAGGTCGCCATCAAGTACGCTGAAGACGGCGGTACTGACATGGACGGGGTTATTCTACTTCGTCGTGGAGTCAAAGAGCTCAGCCTCGGTGGCTCCAACTACGCCCAGGTGCGTATTTCGGTCGACGGAACGCACTACCTCAAGGGCATGGCCATGTACTCGGATGATATTCCGAAGGGCAAGGACATAGTCTTCAACACCAACAAGAAGAAGGGCACACCCATGCTGGGCTCCAAGGACCACACGGTCCTCAAGCCCATGAAGGATGACCCCGAGAATCCGTTTGGTGCGGTCGTTAAACAGAAGTTATTTAAGGACCCGAAGACTGGCAAGAAGGAACTGAGCGCACTCAATATTGTGAATGAGGAAGGCAAGTGGGACTCATGGTCCCAATCCCTGGCCTCACAGTTCTTATCCAAGCAGTCCCCCAAATTGGCCAAGCGCCAACTTCAGGCTGTCCGTGATGAAAAGCGGAAGCAGCTCGATGAGATCATGGGCCTTACGAACCCCGTTATTCGTAAGCGGATGCTCATGTCCCTGGCTGATGACTGCGACTCGGCTTCGGTACATCTCAAGGCCAAGGCCCTCCCAGGTCAAGCATCTCAGGTGTTATTGCCGATGCCCCATCTCAAGAAGGGTGAGGTATATGCTCCTAACTATCGGGACGGTGACGTTGTTAGTCTCGTGCGTTATCCTCATGGCGGGACTTTCGAGATTCCTACGCTCACTGTTAACAACCGAGGTAAGAAGTCTCGAAGTATTCTTGGCAATGCTAGGGATGCTATTGGGATCCATCCTTCTGTCGCTGAGCGTCTTAGCGGTGCTGATTTTGATGGCGACTCCGTCCTGGTAATTCCCAACAAGGGGAAGACTCGGATTCGTTCCACCGCCCCACTCAAGGGATTGAAGGGATTCGACCCCAAGAGAACATATCCTGGCTACCCTGGGATGAAGAGGATGTCGGATACTCAGACCCAGATGGGTAAGGTATCCAATCTTATTACTGACATGACTCTCAAGGGTGCCAGTGCCGATGAATTGTCCCGGGCTGTTCGTCACTCCATGGTTGTTATTGATGCCGAGAAGCATAATCTCAACTACAAACAGTCCGAGGTAGACAACGGCATCGCCGCATTGAAGAGGAAGTACCAGGGTGGCGCCGATAAAGGTGCGGCCACTCTTATTTCCAGGTCCAAGGGTGTCCAGTATGTACCCCATCGCAAGCCACGCAGTGCAGCGAAGGGCGGTCCATATGATGCAGCCACTGGCCGCAGGGTCTACGAGGAGACTGGCGAGTCCTATATTAACAAGAAGGGCAAACTGGTCAAGAAGCAGACCAAGAGCACCAGGATGGCTGAGGCCACTGATGCCAGGAAGCTGTCCTCCGGTACACTGATGGAGGGTATTTACGCACAGCACGCCAATGAATTGAAGGCCATGGCCAACGATTGTAGGAAGCGTGCCATTTCAACCCCCGCCATCAAACGAGACCCCCGGGCTGCTAAGAGCTATGCCCCTGAAGTTGCCACCCTCCGCGCTAAATTAAACCGGGCCCTCAAACAGAAGCCCCTAGAGCGGCAGGCACAGCTAGTGGCACAAGGTGTTGTGCAGAAGAAACTTGAATCAAATCCAAATTTGACCAAGAAAGAACGGGCTAAGCTTGAGGCCATGGCCATCAAGACCGCCCGTCGCCGTCTGGGTTACGATAGAGAAGGCACAAGAGTGGTACCCACCCCTCGTGAGTGGGAGGCCATCCAGAAAGGTGCTATATCTAACTCGATGATGGAGCATATTCTAGCCAACGCCGATCTCGACACCATCAAGTCGATGGCTTTGCCAAGGGAGAAGCTTCCTCTTGCAGGCGCTCAGAAGGATCGGATCAAGACTCTTCGTTCAAACGGCGCCAACACAGCTCAGATCGCTGAGGCATTGGGCATTTCTACAGCTAGAGTTAGGGAGTACCTGAATGGCTAGCTTCTTGTCCATTGTCAACTGTCCATTGTCCTTGAAACGGGGTGTATAGAGCCGTGCTACGCCTAGCACTCACTACCGAGGACAATCCTTACGATCCTTTCGATGAGTTCGAAGAGTGGTTTAAGTTTGATGTAAGTCAAGGTTACCACACCTGCGCCTACCTGGCACGGGTCACTGCCACTAGTACTGACCTCACCGAAGCCGATCAACTTGAAGCAACGAATGAAGCGATTGAAGAGATTCTCAAACTAAACTTGACTGGAAACTATCAAGTTGTAGAACGAGAATTCTGACGAGCTTTCGTCCATTTCGTCCATTCTGAACTTCAAAAGAGGGGGGACAGGGTCCGCAAAATGGCCCACCCCCCGTCAT